CACACTCATAGATCAGGGTCAGGAGGCGGTCAGAGGCGCTTTAGAGGTCGCTCAGGAGTCAGGGCACCCCAGAGCGTATGAAGTCGCTGTAGCGGCGATGAAGCACGTTGCAGACATGACTGAGAAACTCCAAGATCTTCATAAGAAGATGAAGGATCTTGACGAGGAAAAGAAAGGTCCATCTCGTGTCACTAACAACGCTATGTTTGTGGGTAGCACCACAGAGCTTCAGAAGATGTTGAAGCAGATGGGCGGCGGCAAACGATAAATACCTTTACAGGTGTAATCTAAATGGCATACGTCAGGTACGATACTACTAATACAATTGTATCTCCACAACCTACCTCCGTTGAAGTAACCATCTTTGACGGGACGGAAGGTTGGACTGACATTACATATAAAGATTGGAATGGCGACTATGTTGCCAGAAATACAGATAATACTGTGAGAACGCCAGGAACATTTCAGGCAAGGAACTACGATAATACTGCTAGAACTCCTGGAGTGTATCAACGCCACGATCAATACAACGACCCCGTAGAAATCTAATGGCACAGTGGAATAAAGATACCCAAAATTTTAGGGCACAAGATACAACCAACTTTGAAGTAGTCCAAATTGCTGATCATTGGGGTGAGCAAACGGATTGGAGACCTCAGTTTTCATCTAAGAATAGATTAAAGGTATCTCCATACCAAACAACATTCTTTAATACTTTTCAGTATGGTAAAGAAACTGATGTTTGGGATGAAGCAATTACGGGAACTGCTGCTGCTACTCATAGTGCTGCTACATCAAATGTAATTATGTCTGTTGGTAGTACTGCTGGTGATAAGATCATCAGACAGACTAAAATGGTGATGTCATACATTCCAGGTAGAACATCGCAGTGTTCTTTTGGCATTCGTCTTACTATGCCTACGACAGGTGTTCGTAGAAGATTTGGTGTCTTTGATGAAAACAACGGTGCTTATTTCGAGGATGCTGGAGACGGAACTTACTATTGCGTCATTCGTAGTAATACATCTGGTAGTGTAGTTGAAAGAAGAATACCTAGAGCAGAGTGGAATGGTGATAAGTTAGATGGAACTGGTCCAAGTCAAATCACAGCATCTCCAACTGCACAACAATTAATTAGTATTGACTATGAATGGTATGGTGCAGGACAAGTCATCTTTAGTTTTACTATTGATGGTGAATCTCATGTCATTCACAAATTTAATAATGCAAACATAGTAGAGAATGTTTGGTGTTCAACTCCTTTCCTACCAATTCGTCTAGAACTTGAGAATGTAACTGGTGCTGCAGGAACTCATTATCTCTATCAAGGATCAAACTCACTCAGTCAAGAAGGTGAGCCAGAGAAACTAGGAACTCTTGTCAGTCGTGGTAATGCGATTGGTGGTACTACGATGGCAGTTGCAAACACTTATTATCCTATAGTTAGTTTGAGATTAAAATCCACAGCACTTCAAGGTGTCGTTTTACCTAGATCTATTCAGGTAGCAACTAACGATAATACTAATGTATTTTGGAGATTGGTACAAAACCCAACTCTCACTGGAGCAAATTGGATAGATCCTCCAGATACTAATATTATCACTCAATACGATGTTACTGCTACATCTTATACAGGTGGGACTAATCTTGTTTCTGGATTTACTGTTGGTGGTGGTTCAAGTCTAATTGAGCTTGATCAGAAAGCACACTTGCAGATTGGTAGAAGTAGTCTCGGAACTGTAAGTGATATCTATACTCTTGCTTGTGCTTCACCTAATACTAACAAAGCAGCACTAGCAGTTATGAATTGGTTAGAGCAAAGATAATAAATAAATTAGTACATCCTCTTTTTTATTCATGATAGCATATAAAGAGATCAAGCATCTCGCTGAAGAAGCAAAGAAGAAAGAGAAAGAAGAGAAAAAGTTCTGTAGGCTCTGTCAGAAACCAGAGACCAGAGATGAATGTTCGTATGGCGAGAAAGCATGGGATCGTTTTGCTGTTCCCATCAAGTCAGTCAAGAAAGAAGAGGCGGACCTATCCGATCACTTTGAGTTAGAGGAAGGTGCTGCTTGGACCCGTAAGGCAGGACAGAACAAAAATGGCGGACTCAACGAGAAAGGTAGAAAATCTTACGAGAAGGCTAATCCTGGAAGCGACCTTAAAGCACCTTCAAAAAAGGTTGGAAATCCCCGTCGCGCATCATTCTGCGCTCGAATGAGAGGTATGAAGGATAATCTAACTTCTAAGAAAACTGCAAAGGATCCAGATTCGAGAATTAATAAATCGTTAAGAGCCTGGAATTGTTGAGATAGATTGGTATAATTAGTAATGAGTTCTCGTACAACGATGAGATTAAGTAGCGAAGACATCACCATGCTTATCAGAGCATGTCTTGTCTATAAAGATCAGACCAGTTCAGAATACATTTGGGATAGGTATGATGACCTCATCAAGAAGTTAGAATACTACGAAGAAGAAAATTGCGTTAGTGATTAATGACACACTTACTTGGACGGGCACTTGCTATCATAGCGGTGCCCTTTGTTTTAACTACAATCTTTTTTGCCACCAGAAAAGGTGGATACTATGATTCAGATGATTACCATGGCAACGGGACAGCACACTAATGGGACACTTTGCAAGCTGGGTTCTAAATAACCCATATACACTTGGAGCACTTTGTTATGCTCTCGTCGTTTTCCCCATTATGGGTATTTGGTACATCCACAGGAAGTGAAGTTGTTTGGGGTGTAATAATTCTATTATGCTGCGGATTAGCATTTACTCTGTATTGTGTCATTTATATACTCCGTATGGCAAACGAGGAAATGAAAGAACTTGATTTTGATAAAGATGATAAGCATAATTGACAATTTTTTGGAAGAAAAGCACTTTAATGCAATAAAAGATTTTGTTGGGCACCCAGAGTTGGTGTGGAAACCTGGAAGGATGCTACCAGAAGATTTGATTTCTTGCAGCAAAGAAGAAAATTATCAAGAATCATATATTCTGTATTGTAATGGTGAATACAATCAAGCAGAACTAAATTTGATTGTTCCAATTTTAAAAATATTAGAAGCAAATGTTTTATTGAAAGCAAAGATCAACAAAACTATTGCTAGAGATATAAACATGATAGTTGGATGGCACACAGATATGCCACCTAATCATTGGGCAATAGATAAAAATCCAAAGACTGCTATCTTCTATATCAATACTAATGATGGATATACAATTATTGATGACGTGGATCAAAAGATAATTAACTGTGTTGAGAACAGGATAGTTATTTTTGATTCACATATAAAACATACTGGTGTTACTTGTTCATCATACAAAGAAAAGTTGTTGATGAACATAAATTACTATTGAACTAATAATAAAGTTTAATGGAAAATACTAAAGATCCATATATCTACCGCATTAAATCAGTTGGTAAAGTTGTAGATGGCGACACTATTGACGCTGATATCGATTTGGGTTTTGATATTAGCCTCACTAAACGAATTCGTTTGGCAGGTATTGATACCCCAGAAAGTCGCACGGCGGATCCATACGAAAAGAAACTCGGACTACAAGCAAAAGAATGGTTGAAGGAACGCTTACTATTTGCTAAGGATATTATCATCAAGACCGAACTTCCAGATAGTACGGAGAAGTATGGTCGTATCATCGGACACCTGTATATTAACGGCGAGGAAGTATCACTAAACAATCAAATGATTGCTGAAGGTCATGCCTGGGGTTATGACGGTGGAACCAAAGCTAAGGATTTTAACATTCTTAAGGAAATCCGAATTGCCCGTGGAACCTGGAAAGAAGTATAATTTATAAGCATGTAAAGATATACTTATAAAATCGTAGCCAATTGTAACACTATTTTCTGCTACATAGCTTATAATGAATGTAGCAGAGAGTTACACTTATGTACGGATTTTATGTCCTTGTTGTGTTCGTTGCAATCCTTGTAGCATATGCTGGGGTTGAGGAAACTATGAAACTCTTTGCCTTCGCTGATTTGCAAGTGCGTCACGCATTCGTGCAGTTACAGATGAAGTGGATGGGTTGGAAACTTAAGAGGCAGCTTATTAAGGACACAACCAACTTTGAAAAGTTCCTCAAGGAGTACGACAAATGAATACCAAAACTTGCCAGAAGTGTGGCGCAACTTGGATTGACGGACAGCACTACTGGACTGGCACCAACAAGCTAGGCAACGAACTTGACCTAGCTGGTTTGGTGTGTAACAAACTTGGCGATGATAACTGCATCAACCCATGTAGAGGTAAAGAGGGTGGTGTAACCTGGGAGAAGAGATTGACAGAGTTGGAGAACGACCACCCAGCATAAATATCGAGTAGTGACTATATTTTATTGTGGCAGCTGGTAGTGATGTCTATTTGGGTAATCCTAATCTAAAGAAAGCAGGAACCCC